TCAGCGAACACCGGATGATCTGGATCCTCTATGAGTAAATGGTGCATGCAAAGCTCACGAGCTCCTTCTATGTGAACTTGTAAATGATCGCAACCGCTAGCGAACATGCATACAGCCGTCTTCCACTCCATATTTGGATAACCAGGACACATCCCCGCTATATGTTTTCCATTCCGCTTTTCAACTCTCGTATTGATGATTTTCTGAACGCTTATGGATTTCCTCTCCGTAACACTCAGAGACGGAACTTCCGAATGCTGTGTTAATGAACGTGCGCAGTCCGTGGAACTGAAGTTGAAACTTGAACGAATGTCTTCGACAGTAGGTGCCGGATTAGTGCTTTCATGCGAACGACTCAAAACAGTGACGTCATGTACACTGCCGCTGGAAACGAACTGAGACATCTGATCCTTAATCGGACCTTCGAACTCATAGGGCAATTCCCTGAGAGCATGGTCGGCGATCGTGTCTTCAAAGTCTTCAGTTATCGGCAATTTGGTTAGACATGACTCAATGTCTCCATTTGTCTCCTGAAGCGTGCTTGAAACATCACTCTGTAACGACTGACTCAGTGCGGTTCCTAGACCGGCACTTCTGGCTTCCCTTGCATTCACGTCCACCTCAGCTCCACTGGGATCTCGAACGACTATCTTCATCTTATGAACCTTTAGGAAATCACAAGCTTGTTCACCGATGATGACTCTAGGATCGGTTGCTTGAGTGCACTTCCATGTCAAAGGTCTGATGAAGAAATCGAAATCAATTTCCCCTTCCTCATTCAATCTCAACATCACTTTCTTCTGAATATCTGGCTTTTCTGTGAATAAACGACGCATCATCGAACAAATGACTTCGTAGATGGTAGCACGACTCTCTTTTGGAACCTTCCACACACGCTTCACCGGGCTCCCCACAGCTCTGTCACTCTCTAGCTTACAATGAACAGTCGGAATCAAAAGAATGTCTGGTCCTTCATCGATCATATCATACCACCTTTGCACGTACCGCTTCTTGAACAACTTGTATCCGAATGCTTTCGCTCGATCCACTGTGTTATACTTGACCATCCCAGTGAAACTCTCGTAATACTTACTCGTGAGTTCACTTAAGGGTTGATGCTTGATAATCTCCAAGAGAACAGCTACAACCGCATCTTCAGTCATTCCGCTAACGATCACCTCTTCCACTCTCACAAGTTGCCTCACTTTGGCGTGTAGATTGTTTTTGTCTAGTGTCTTGAGACTCTTAGCATAAGCTAATAGTTTCCTCCACACTATCCTTGGAATCGGCTCCAAATTTGTGGGCATCCGTCGCAGGACTCTCGGAACTTGGAAATAAGACTCCACGGGCAGAGCCATGTATTCTATCCCTGGCAGCTCGTACCTGCTGATCATTTGAATGTGCGAATTAAGATCACTGCTCACAACGCCAACGTGGAGTTTCATCTTTGAATCTGGACTCGTGATGGTTCTGGAAAGGAGAAGAGTTGGATCGGCTGGTTGCACATAAGGATGCTCCATATGTCCTTCTGGAACGTAAACCATCTTCCCATCTTGAATGGTGTAGGAATAAAGATCTGGTTTCGGCGAATGCTTCGTGAATAAAGCTGACAAAGGATACACATGGGTTACGATCAAGAACTTCAACTCAGGACACAACTTGAACACTTCCAATACACTCTCTGGAGTCAGGTAATGACCGTTGTCGTGCCATAAGGCATATGGGGTATCGATTTTCGGGAGTTCAAACACCGCCTCTGACAAAGCATGATCTACAAACCTTCCCATGTCTCGCATCTCATACAGACAATTCACCCTCTTGAGTTCAACGTCGAGCTTAGAAGCCAGCATGTTGTAATTGCCCTCTCCCATAAAGGAAACAGTACAATCTCCTTTTATGTACTTGGGTAATTCAACAAGCAGTTGTCTTCTTCGAATGCTCGCGTGAATAGGGTGTCTGTGAGGGATCGTAGACAATTCACTGTAAGGGATCGCTAGATCATCGGCATATTTTTGCATTTTCTCTGGTATAGCCCATTCACATATCTCATTCCTCATCTGAACACCTTCTCTGAAACCGGACATCATAACGTTTTCTGCTGCCATCACATTTTCATGTGCTTGCAACTTTTCTCTCGCTGTGTCAATCGGGGACTTACCTACAAGAATCTCTGTATCAGTCAAGTCGATTGCCGACTCAACTAGATCCCTGAACTTCGGACCGTCCATAAGAGTCTGCCAAAACTTGTGTTCCGGCAGATAGCCTGGTCGCTTCATTTTGATACAATCCTCAACATGCCAGTCTCCATCTTCATCTTTCTCTAACTTGATATGCCAATTCTGCATGTTTGGCATAGTCATCGAAACGTACGACTTCTTTCGCAGTTCGATGAGACTCGAGACTTCCATCTTCCAACTGGATCCTTGATGCTTGAGTTTACCCTCTCGATTATACCACATTGATGGTAAATTGGGCAACTTCTTCCAACAATCTCCTGGTCCACCAACTTCCACAGGAATAGAAACAGTCTTCGGAACTTTTGGCGTCTCATCAAGTTCTTCAATACTCTCTAAAGGAATGGAACGATACGTCAACAACTCATCCAAAGACATGGTTGAACCCAGTGGTCTTTTGAGATTTGAGATATCAAACCTGGAGCTCGTTTTCACGTGCTCAACATGGCATACTCCGCTCTGATTGCTCATGTAAGTGTAATGCTCTTTTCGATTATAGAACTTCGTCAAGCACCCATTTACAACATCCTCACAAGTGACACTCTTGCCTCTCATCATCTCTCTAGCCTCTGGTCGTGCGGCGCGATACAAAGGACGCAGCCAGCATTCATCTTCCTTCAACTTGACTCTTCCTCCGCGACAACCCCGACGCGTCTTCTTTTTGGGCTTTTCTACAAGTGTAACAACAGGCGTCTCTTCACGGACTTCTTCAATGAAAGCCGTAAGTTCTTCAACAGCAGAAACGGGATTAACAGAAACCTCAACAACATTCTCAATTTGAGCATGCTGAGGACTCCAACACCCATCACAAAGACCTTCAGTGATATACACTGAATGTTTCTTGCATTGAGAACAGCGGCTGCAATGATTACATACTCGCTTATGACGTGAAATTCTCTCTTGACTCATCTTCCTAGGACATAGTGTGCATCTACCCTTATGTTCTGACCATTTGATAACGATCGAATGTAGGCAAACCCACTGTAACAAAGCCTCTATGTGCTTGTTATGAATTCGAATAGCTTTTGCTCGGAAAACAGTTTTGACAATGAATGGAACTAACAGGCCTGAACGCTGAAATAACCGTACCTGCCACTCTCTCCGCATCGAAAGGGTTAAAGACATCAAACATGCATCACAAAAAGGATCGCATTCTGACCGTTCACCAATACCACATCGCTCACAGACCTCGATTTGATCTGTGTCCCAAAGCTCTTTGAACTCATCTTCAGTGCAGAAGATAAAGTCATCTCGCTTCAGGCTAGCTCCG